CAGAATGGATGGAGGACTATAATAACCTGCATCCGCACAAGGGGCTGAATATGAAATCCCCACGCGAATATCGCGATGCCATGTTAGCTGTTAATTAGCCGTGTCCGTTTTAGTAGGGGCAACTCCAGTCTCACCGAAATGAGCCTTAATCGGATAGTGCTCGCCATTAATCTATACTTTTTCCCTTGCAACTTTTTTGATATTTATTTCGAGAGTAACTTCGCCTATGAAAAATCCAAAACACATCAACAAATAAAAACAAAACTCTAGATATAAAATTCTTACGCAAGGAGATGTAGTTTATAGTTTCATCTATCTCAGATAAATGCCCTCTCCCATATATCTTTTTTGTTCGGCCAGTGTCTTTTTGCTGCCAAGAATCACGCAAACGATTTAGCATCCATAAAGTTCTTGGATAATATTTCTTATGGAATCGAAGTTCATAGATGGCATCAAGTTGATAATCAATATAAACGCCATCCTCTCCTCTTCCTTGATTCAACTCTTGTATAAGGAGCCTGTATCTGTCGAAGCGTTGCTGCTCTCTATCCGAAAGAGTTTTATGGAAAAAAGTTAGTACCGTCCAGAAGGACGCGAAAAACACCCCAAATCCAGTAGCAATCAAACTGATAGTTTGAAGAGTATCCTTCACTAAAGCTTCGATAAGTGCTGAATACAAGATCGAAAAATCAAACATATCATCCCCCTTAAAATAATGAGAATGAGTATCGGCATGGAGAGAGAAACCCTTAACTAAAAAAACCCACGATATGAGAGATTTCTATGCATTCTTGGTTTTGCAATTCGGCGCTATGACAGGGGTACTGATGCAATGCATCTCGCGAATACCCCTGTCGTATCGCCGGAAAGCAAAAACCCCGCCGTAGCGAGGTTTTCGAATTTGTCAGATTGTGGCTTACCATCGCTGTTATCATGTCGCAGCTCTGACAAGCATGAACACATTAAACAATTTATTGGCGCACTTTCAATATAAAAACAGACAAATAGCACAAATAATCAAAATAAATAACTCATACCTGTTCAGTTAATAACTTTCTGGACGCCAAAAAAACCTTTGCTCTGAATATATCCAAACACCAGCGCACGCGCCTTCTCGCCTCACTTTCAGTTAGCCACGGCGCGATCGCCTGCAATTCGCGAGTAATATCTGAGATTTTTTTGCGCGTAGTGTAATACTGAACGCCCACCATGTAGACCGGATCATTCGCATCTAATGCCAGCAATACGCATTGCTCGACAAAATCAGCATCATCATTACGCATAGCCTGATCGATAACACTTATCGTGGTCTGCGGCCAGAGAATCGCATGAGCACGATTCATTACGTGCTGGCCCTTATATCCCTCGCTACGAGCTTGATTCAATGCAGCCGTAAATCGCTCCAGCGCCTTATCCGACCATCGACTACCTCTCAGGCCATTCCAACATGCATGTCCCCGCGGCATTCGGGGACCTGCTTCACCCCTTACCCCCTCGCCCCATGTGGTGAGTAATGATTTTATCCAAGCAGACTGGACGGATGTTAAAGGGGTAAATCTCCCTAAATAACTTTTACGCGGTGCAGTGGCTATAATTCCCAACCCTGCATTATGTTGACGGCGTTGGCGTGGGGTCATGCTGCCTCCTGCTTTTTCAGTTCACGTAAATTAGCCCGTGCGGTTGCCCGGATTTTGTCGAGTTCTTCCCGCGTCCATCGATGTGCGTTGTTGTTAGCCTCCAGTTCCTGCACGCAAACCTCTCCGATCCGTTCCACCAGCGAAATGCGGTACGCTTCGATATTTCCCGATTTGTGGACGTTGCAGGTGTGGCACTGTAGCCACAGATTGTCAGGCTCAAATCTCAGATGTGATGCGGCGGCAGTTGTTCTGTAGTGTCCAGCATGCCATGCGAACGCCTCACGCGTGCCGCAGGATATGCAGCAGTCGCCAGCAGCCAATAAAGATTCTCGCCGCCAGTCATTGACGGCGCGCTGCGTCATGCTAATCCAGTGTGATAATGGTTTGACTGCCGCCTTGCGCTCACGCCATGCAGCCTGATCTGCTTTCTGTTTTTTCTGCTGCTGGCGCTGCTTTTCTTTTTCGCGGAGCAGTATTGCGTACTGCGCGCCGTGCTCAGGGCTGCACCAGCGGATGTTGTCGAATTGAGGTGTGAATCTCTCACCGCAGATTTTGCATTTACGGCGGGGTAATTTAGCCATGCTTACCGCCCTCATCATGCCCTTTTGCGTGGTACTCGGAGTTGGCAGGAATGCGCAACTTAATGCCGCGCTCAGCACACCAGACCTCAATACGGTTCAGGTAGAAGGTCATTTCTTCGGTATCAAGCAACTTGGTTGACTTAACCCACTGGGTAACACCGAGTACGGTTACGCTCTTTGCAGGGCAGAAAAGATTCTTGAAGAACTCGTGCAGATCTTCGTCTGTTATCTTTTCGCTTGAATGGGCGTTCGCAGCCTCAGCAACGTCACTGTTCCACATCCACATCAGCGAGTTTTGAGGGATCGTTCGCTTATCGCGCCATGGTTTGATAATCAAGCGGTAGCAACCACCAGATTCCAGCATTGGTTGAATCTGCTGACCTATGGCTAAGAAATTTGATTTATGAAGCCGGATGCCATCTTTTTGAATGCTCACGCTTTACCTCCTGAGAGATAAAACGCTGAATACAGAAAGTCGCTGGCGTCGTTAAACGTCAGTGACTGGGGATTTGATACGTTTTTTTGCGCCATTGGTTTATCTCCGTTGGCGCAGCAGTTAATGGTTGTTCAGGCCATCAGCGGGAATTATATGACAAAGTTTTAAACTTGGCTTACTCGATATCCGGCACGCTCTAACATTTGCGTGAATAGTGTCGGCGTTCCGACAATTTCCTCTGGCTGGAGCGGCATAAATGAAATCGTATCGCCCTGCCGGTACGTTAGTGCCCGGTCAAATTCTGGAAAATCCTTAAACGTCGCTACAACGACATGGTCACGGCAGCGCACAACTGCATAGCCCGAACCTGGTAGTTTTATTGCCAATCCATCACCTTAATTAACTGTGTATCCATACAGTAATGATATTATATAAAATATTTCAATATGCAACAAAAAGCCCCAATGAATGGGGCTCAGTGTATTCTTTTTGTATTTATTCGAATCTTGTATGCTCGATTACCCACTGTTTTAGATCAGCGCCCAACCGACCTAGCATTTACTCCATAGTCGACCAGGACTTGCATCAATACCACTCTAGGGGTTTTAGTGGTTGGGAGCATTATGTTGGACCTTAATCTGGATGCGATAGTAGCGCTCATTAACTGGTTGTGTTCGTAATAAATCGTCATCTGTTTACCGATATTTTGGGTAGTCAGGTCACTGACTCTTCTTCCGCACTCGTCAGTTAGTCTCATGTCTATACGCTCTGGATAACCTTCTTCTTTGTCATGAAATTCTAAAGACTCCACGCAATCAGCGGGAAAGCGGTAACTTTCATCATTCACTCGGAAAATAAAATCACCACCGTCAGCACTGGATGCTGACGAGTAAAGTAGTGCAAAGCTTAAAAACAATCCGATCTTGGTTTTCATTATCTCCTCCGTGTTGAAAGGGAAGTATATCAAGCCGCTTGCTCATGTGCTGCGCACAACTCTGACAAATTCGAACGCACAATACTTCAGCGAATGTACTGCGCTTTAGCGATTACAAAGCACTCTGTACCATATTTTAAGGTGGAGCATACTCTATTTAATTGATTTTTATGCCCCTTAGTGGCAGATTAGCAATAGTTATAATAGTTCATCGCATTGGAATTTTATTAATTAAAAACAAAATTTATTAAGGCAAAGGAAAGAATGTCATGCAATTTTTAAAAGATGTTTTTGAAGACTATAAAGAATTAACAAAACACAACAACGGAATAATTGATAAAAATCATTTCTTACAAAACCACAAAAGTGCAAATTCAATATTTAATGCAATCCCTGAGGAATTAAAAAAGCTTCTTTCTAATAAAAAAGATGGTTTCGAAATAAAGGCATCCATCGGACAAACTAAAATTACAGATATCCCATGGATTTGCATCATGAATAAGAATATCACTAAGAGCCCTCAGTCTGGATATTACATAGCTTTGCTATTTTCTTATGACATGCAGGAGTGCTATCTATCCTTAAATCAAGGAGCGACAGAAGCAGCAAAAATATGTCGCGGAGAAAAAAAATCACTTCCATTTCTTAGCATGATATCAGAAAATGTTTCTTCTTATCTTACATATGATAAAAACGCAATTTGTGGCGAAATTGACCTCAAGGCTCGTGATTTTCCAGGTACTGGATATGAGAAAGCCGCGATTCAAAGCTTTCGCTACAAAAAAGGGGCGTTACCATCCGTACAGGAGTTCCGAGCTAATTTGGATGTATTGCTACTAAGCTATGACAATTTGTTTCGATTATTTTCGAAATCGTTATACACGTCTTCGGAAGAACTCTTTGACCTGTTTGCACAAGGTTTGGCATCTTTGGGTGAAGACTCAAATGATGAAGAGAACAGTGAAAATAAAAAAGCAAAAGATAAAATAACTGGAAGTTTAAATCTCTACCCCAGAGATATCAAAGTGGCATCATCAGCCATTAAGAAAGCAAAATTTCTATGTGAATATGACTATAGCCATAAACACTTTAAATCAAAAATTAGTAATAACAACTATGTTGAAGCACATCACTTTATTCCATTATCTTTACAAGGAAAATTTGAATATTCATTAGATATTGTAGAAAACGTAATATCTTTATGCCCTATCTGCCATAAAATATTACATCACGGGACGATTGATAATAAAAGGCCCATCATAGAGAAGATTTTTAACGAAAGAGTCAACTTATTAAAAAATAGAGGAATAGAAATAACACTTGCTGAACTCATGAAATTTTATTCATAAAAGCAACATGCCCCCTTTAGGGGGGCAATTTAGACAAAGTGATCGGATTATATGTTTATAAATCACGTGCGCACCACTGCCAGCAGTTGAGTAAAGCGAGCCTGTACGGGGTGAACGCCAAATGCTGGTTGGGTTTCACGGAATAGGAAATAGGTGTATTTTCCTGGCGTACCAACTGCCACTATTCGCTGATTTTCTCTCAGCGTATTTAGCGTTGAACCGGCTTCTTTCGATGTGATGTTGAGTGCACGAGCGATTTCCTGTCGGGTCATACCCTCGTGGCGGCGAATGTGGCGCAGCATGCGCTGCGAAACGGGCATTTTAGTTTTCATTGGTCAAATCTCGATTGTTGGTTAAATCAGTCCGGCTGCTTTGCGGCGCTTAAATTCCGCATAAGCCAGTTCCGCAGGTGTTGGCCCGCCAGAGTGTTTTGGTGCTGCAAGCTGGCGGCGAACAGGTGGAATGCTCATCCCGTGGCTGATGTTTTTCACCCATTTCGCCAGCAGGCGTTCTGCCAGCCGCTCCAACTCTCCCGCAGTCATGCGTTTCTCAACGCCAGCGCGCCGCATTTCGATGCAAATGTGATACAGCACTGGCTGGCGCCACGGAAATTCAGTGCTGCTCGAATATCGATACGACTCGTTGCGCCAGCGCTTGTATTCCGCCATCACGTCGGCGATGTTGAGCCCAAACGGGTTAGCTCCGCATTCGGCAGCTAGCGACATGAACTCGGCAAGGTCTGGCGGCCACGTATTCCCAGAGGCACAGTGCTCGGCACACAAGCTGCATATCCTCGCCAGATCTTGATCACTCAACGCGCCAACTTGCGCCATCCAAAGACTCGTTGGCGTCAGCCCGTTCTTGCTCGTCCACCGATTCGAATATATTCCCCCCATGGTTTCCCACAGAGTCCACACCCTGCTGCTCTCGCTCCCATGCTTCACGGGCTGCGCGGATGTCCCTGACGGTTTGAGATTCGCCAGTGTTTGGTTTTTCAGCATGATTTACTCCAATTGGTTGTCTGGTTGTCTGCTGGCGACGCTCATACAGCACGCTGTCAGCAAGCTTTTGTTCCCATTGAACGTGATTAAGTATTTTCCCTTCAGCTACCCAGTACGACGTAAACGCCGCCAGCTCCTGTTGTGTATAACCCGGCGATGGACCGGAAATCGCTCGCCCCCACAGCGCAGCACGCTGCTGAAAATCCGGTGATGGCATCCATCCGTCGTACAGCGTGAACTTACCGATCGGGATATCAACACCGTCCAAGTAACTAGGGACTACAGGGTCAGGTTGTTTTTGTTCTGCTGGCGGTCCGGTGTTTTCCTCCTGAGGTTCATCGGATAAATTTTCACCGCCCCCAGATATAGGGGGTTTATCTTTTAGATCTTCTCTTCTCTTCTCTTCTCTAGTCCGCTTTTTGTCCGCATCTACTGCGGACGATTTGCGGGCGTTTCTCTTTCTATCCGCCTCCTGCGCCCGCCGCTTGGCAGACTGCCCGTTATGCTCAAAAAACCTAGGCATACAAAGACTTGAATCAGCACACTCCAGCCAACCGACAACAATCATTGCATTAGCAAAACCGGGAAAGCCGATCATGTCGTCGAGCGTCTTTGGTGAATATCCGTCAAGCACACCATCAACTGAGTGCACATCGAACAGACACCACGAGGCATGTAGTGCGCCGATTACGCGCAATCTGTCCGCATCAAGTGCGGACGCAATGCGGACGACTTTCGGATGCGTGTGCAAATCTGTTCGCATCTTTATCCAGTCTCCGGCCATTAGTTACTCCAAATTGCTAGTGTTAGTTTTTGCCGCGTAGCGTTACGGGCTTTGTTTTGCTGGGCTGCTTCGTGCTGTACTTCTCAGCCCACAACCGTCCTTCTCGCAGACAGTCGTCAATCATCTTGCCCTTGCCGCTGGATTGAGAGACTCGGCGGTAATATTCCAGCGCCTTAGCTCCCCCCCCCTGAGCGATGCCGGGCGTGTAGCCCTTTTTCAGCAAGTCCTCGCGAACGTGCTTTTCGATAAATTCCAAGTGGTTCATTGGTCAAAACTCGATTAGAAAATCCCGTTGAACATCGTCACGGTACTATCCAGAACAGCAGCCCAGCGATCGGGCGGCGCCAACTGAATAAGCGACATGACCCCCTCTTTTATCTTTTGCTCAAGTTCACGCAGCGGTTCGCCCAGCAGCGCGGACTGTTTTGCTTCAGAGCATTCGCGCGACGCAGTGGCCACCAGCTCCGCCTTTGTCTTCCCTTTCTTCAACCCGTACTGGCGCGCAATCTCGATCGGCATTACGTCGGCGATTACCGGCGCCAACTGCTCGATATATCCCGCATAACGTCGTGAGTTAAACGGGTTATCCAGCCAGCGGAAAATGTTCTGGCGGTTATTCCGTGCTGAATCGCCAAGTTGCAGACCGCGCCCACCACGACGGCGCCATTCATCAACAACCATCTGCGCTATCGCCTCTTGCGCTTTACCTGGCAGAGTTTTCTGCCACGCATCCACAGCGTCACGAACAGCAGCGTGAGCAGATACAGACTGACGAGATTGATTTCTGGATTTCAGTAATCCAGATTTGGCGTAGTTATCATCCTGATAAGTTTGGGTGTGCATGGTTAGGCTTCCTTTTCCTTTGGTAGGCCGTCAGTTGGGTTTGGGTAAAGGTCTGGTCGTAACTCATGTGGCGTTACGCCGGTAAGACTAAAAATCGGCAGCACATGTCTAGGCGGAACAATCCCCTTGTCGCGATTCTTCCAGTAGCTTACGGCCATGCTTGTAACACCGATATCTGATGCCAGCTTCCTTGCGGAGCCAGCGGCTTGAATTGCTTTATCAAGAGCAGTCATCTTCTTTCTCCTGTATATGACGGAAAAAGTAAACCACAGATTTATATTTAATGCAAATCCAAGATGTATTGAGTGGGTAAAGTTATCGTTTACAATGGTGCCATGAGAAAAATCGAAGAAATGAATCCGACACTGGTTTCGAGACTGACAGAAATAAGCGGTCGCGGGATGAGTAAGGCTGAGATGTCCCGAATAGCTGGAGTTACACCTCAGGCGGTAAACGGCTGGTTCAAAAAAGGGAAGATAAGCAAAGAATCAGCTATATCCATAGCTGAAGCTGCTGGCGTATCTGTTGCCTGGTTGCTTGGCGAGGATGTCGAAGAATCAACAGGGTTGAGTAGCGACGAAATGAAGATGCTTAATCTTTATCGCCAGCTCCCCGAAGCGGAGCGCGAACGAATGATCGACCTCTTTCAGCTTCGACTGAAAGAACTGGATGAGTATGTGGAGAAATACCTTAGGGGGCGATATAAAATCGACAAAATTGAATAAGAATTCAATACGTTATTTTAATTGAGTTTAAAAGATAAAAATAAAAATATTAGTATCATATTAAAGCACCAGGTGATTTTTATTCTCAATCAGTAACTACTCACAGCAGAGGGTAATAATGACCGAAAATACCAATGGGAACGTATCGGCAGTAAAAAAAAGGAAAGTGACACTGAGAGCTTTTGAGATAAAAAATCAAAACATCTCAAAACCTTCAAGTGATTTGAATTCATTACTAATCAACAAGTTGAATTCTGTTAAAGTTGCAAAAGAGCGCTGCATGATTCTTGCTCAAGATGATCCCAACCAGCTACGGGACTTGATCTCATATTTCAAGGCGTCCACAGAAACACAATCTGTTTTCTGTACCATGCTTAGAATTAGTGCAGAAAAAGATGTTCAACACATTACTGATGCATTGTTTGAAAAAGATGTTTTTACTATGGATGATATTGATAGCTCTCCTATAGACACATCTGCAATATGCAAAGATCACTATTTTTTTTCAATGAATGGGAAGCACTTAGTAACTAACTTACCTCTTAATAAGACTATTACCAGGCTTCAAACATATTTGAATTGGTTCATCGATAGCGACTCATTAGAGTTTACCCCCATCGGTAAGTGTCAAGGTAGTTGGCACCCCCGGTTTATTTAGGCTGCCTGTTTTTCCCGTTCTGGATTCAGCATTACCTTGCCTACCTGATGCCAGTTTCGTGTTCTGCCAGACCAGCGTTCAGGCCG